GCGGTAGGAGCCATGATTGCGTGGTTCGCTACTAAGCGGTCACCCTCATACGTGTCTCCGGAGGGTGTGGCGCATGGTGTTGTTGGTTATGAACAGGAGTCGCGGGTTACTACTGCCACGTTACCAACACCAAGCGGTTCTCCGGCGTCCACGACGGTGTCAGATCTGGCTTCGACCGTTTCGCGTAAGGTGCGCTATGGTGTTTTTCATTATGGTTCTTACGTGCAGTGCAGCGTGGTCTTGCCGCTTAAGACTGGTTTGTATCTGGTCAATCGTCATACAGTGCAAACCATGGTCAGGGCTGCTAGGCCTGGGGACGCGATTGAGATCGCGTTTACGTCCCTGAATGCGGGGTGTGCCCAGTGTTTTAGGGTTCCTCCCTCTGATTTCTGGTTCCACCCAGATGAGGCTTTTGATCTGGCTGTTGTGCGGGTTAATGGCCCTCGTGAACAAGATATTACGCCGTATCTGTGCACGAACGACTTCCTCGCGGTGCTTGGGAGCGGACAAAGTATTCCGTTGAGCGACATGCGTGTTGAAGTTATGCGTGCGCCAGGCATTGCCAAAGGCTGGGATGCTAATGTTGCTGGGAAGCTCAGTTCTCATACCATAAATTTATTTGGTTCCATGCATTTTGTTCGTTTGAGGTTCACACACACGGATGTTCTTCAGCGCGTTGTTGCGGCATCTAGTTTGGCCGCTACTCAGGAGGGGGATTGTGGGTCCCCGTGCTACGTGCGCACGAGACAAGGTAATTCCGGGTCGACGTTCCTATTGGGTATTGTCGGTGGAATGATCACGGATCGTGCTAAGTTGCATGGCATAGCGGTCATACCCTTCACGCAAGAGATGTTTGCAAAGGCTGAGAAAGCCTTGAGTTTTGAGTGTGAGGCGCATTCTTCTCGGGCTTTGTTTGGCCTGCCGCACGATAGTCGCGTGAGTGTTAGAGAACACGTTGACCTTCCAAGTTCGGTTCCTGGAGTCGCGCATATTGGTATGATTGTTAAAGCTGTTGGCGAGAGAGCTGGGACGAATACTACGTCAAAGAACACGTTTAAGAGTCGTCTCAAGTTAAGTCCATTCGGCGAACTTCCAAGTGTCAAAGATGCCTTGGGTGAGAGGTGCCACACCTACCCTCCAAACCCGACAAGCACGTCCCATTTCGCTCGTTGCTTAGCTCGTATGCAGCGTGGGAATGTTACGTATGAGCAAGGTATTTTGGACAGGGCTGTGCGAGATCTTTCTGATTCCCTGCAGACTATACCTGCAGTAAAGTCTCACGCGACTAGAGTGCTTACGCTGTTCGAAGCCATCAACGGCTACCCGGGGATTAAACATTATCCCATGGATACGTCTGTTGGTTTTGGTTTGAAGGGAAGGAAGATAGATTATTTCGAAACCACGTGTGCTCCTGGAGGGTGTGGTGATTCTGATTGTTGTAAGTACCACCCACTCCCCTCTGAATACGTTGTTCCTGGCCGCGAGGTTAATTATTATCCTACACCGCAGCTGTTAGCTCAAATTGCGTCCCTTGAAGAAGCCCTCCTTGCCGGGGAGGTGGACCTCGCTATTTTTCGAGCGGCGCTGAAGGATGAGCCTGTTAAAGTAGGGAAGGAGAAGATCCGCGTGTTCTTTGTGGGCATGTTGGCCTTTAACCTTGTAGTGCGGCGCTATGTAACTCCGTTGTTTGCGGCGCTGCAGACAGACATGTCTTGCTCGGAATGTGCCGTTGGCATTGATGTTGCATCACTCCAGTGGGATACGCTTATGACTCGGCTTGATTCATACAATGGCAG